AGAAGGGGTGGGAACTATTACTGTTCCAGAAAAAGTTTTATTACCAGTTATTGTTTGATTAGTTGACAGAGTCGTAAATGCACCTGGACCAGCGATTGGAAGAATTAATGTTGCTGAACCGCCAGCACCACCTGTTCCTTCGCCGTAATAAAGAACGTCATCTTGTTCATTAAATGCTAGCTCTGCGTTTTCTAGACTTCCTGGACCACCCGCAACACCACCCGCAGCCCTTCTTTTAATTCTTAATATATTGGCCATACCTAGAAGTTCCCTCCGTCTACTAAATTCTCTTCGTCATAATTAATCCAAGCATTGCCGTTATAGCGCAAAACCTGACCCGTTTCTACTGAATTTATAGTAACATCAGTTAAACCATTTAATACTGATTGATTTAAAATATTAGTTTCTGCAACGGCTATTCTGTCTTTTACGGTTAAATGAGAACCGGCTGGATTAAGCCCAATAACTGTTTGTATCGCCTCAACAGCATCGTTTAAATCTGAATGTTGCGTATGGTGAGGTACCGTGGATGAATCTAGCCTATCATTTACTGTTGGATTTGTAAAATTATCTAACGCTGCTGGATATTGTATGGGCATTTTTTTTATCCTTATAGTGACAATATTTTACTAATTGTATTGCTCCAAAATATAGTAATTGGAAGACTGAAATTACTACCTGCAAAAGGCAACCCGTCTGAATCATCTATATAAAGAATTAACCTTGAGTTTAAATCAGATGATCCAACTTGATAAATTGCCATAGCTTCAAAAGCTGAGCCATCGTGATCTATTACTATGTCATCAGCATCCAAAATTCCATTGGTGCTTGTAACATTATTTAGATTTACCGAAACTCCCCTAATTGCATTTGAGGAAATATCAGATAAATATTGGTCGCTTGACATATTTGGTGTATAAATATTTTTATCCAATAAAATAACTCTATAGTTTGATGAGTTTGTATTAATTTCTCCATTTAAAAGAGACTGCTTTGCCTTTGCATATACCGCATTAGCCACTTAAACACCAACATCTTTTGATACTATAATTCTATATTTATATCCGCTTTCAAAGTAATCTTTATTGGCGGTGCGATACGTTGGAGTTGCATCATTCAAAGAAGGAAAATCTATGTATACCTCTGGCTTCCATGAATGGAGTTGAACATTAGTTTTAATGTTTTCCCATCTTGACGGAGTTCTTTGTATCTTTTTTCTTTGACATCTAAAGAACGTATTATTTAGATAGTTTGATGCTGGACGAGCATTAAATGTTATCTTTGCCCTTCCTAAATTAAAATTATTTTCCATATAAAAATCACCATTAGTTGGTAATATATCTGATATATAAAATTCTGGATTCTTTGCCAATATTTGAACAGTAGTGTAAGCGTCTGTTCTTATTGATTTATCTTCGACTAATATTTCACCCGGATCAGGAGCTTTAATTGACGAAAAAGAAGATGGCGTTGCAGCATTCCCCTGCCAGGTGAAAGATATCTGTTCTTCTGGAATAGATTCATTAACTGCGTCTAAAAAATTTACAAATCTTATTAAATATTCTGAATTAGCATTTAAATTTGCATCTGGATCCCAATACAATTTTAGAGTTCTTGAGACCTGATTGTAATCAACTATTGTTTGAATATCTACAAATGGATTAGAAACGACTACTGGAGTAGAACTATTTGTTTGAACAATTAAATTTTCTTTTTTTAAACTACTTATTTTTATTGTTCTACCAAATCTAACCGCAACCATAGTAACGTCAAGTGCAATTACAGTATCAATCAAGGGTAAGGCCACTATATTCTCCCAATCATAATCTTAATATAAGTAGTAACAATTTTAACGCCATAAAGCAACAAGGGGTGGCTTTCGCCACCCCAAGTCACTTAGGTATCCTATAACTATAACTTTCCTAAGATTACGATACAGTCTTCTGTAGGTTAACCTCGTAGTTACGTGTCAGTCTGACGTTCTTAGCAACTGTGATACCTTCGCCATCGCCGAGCATTACGATGTCATAACGCTCTTTCATCTTCATGGCACGAATATCACGGCTTGGATCATCAAACTGGTCGGTGCTCATGTCGTCTTTGACAAGTAGTGAACCAACTTCGTTACGATCAATCAGGAACAGGTCTGACTTGGCTGGTGTTGAACCGCTCTTGGCCGTGAAGCTCACGAACGGAGAAACGATCACATTCAAGCCCAATGGTGCTGTTGTATTAAGTGCACCTTCGGCTGATTGTGGACGATAGCCCCAACTTGTGTTAACCGCTGCTGCTGAACCACCTGTATGGAAGATTGCATCCTTGAGGAAGATCGACCACATGAGTGGGTGCAGGATAAAGTCTGTTGGAACATGATTTTCTGCCATCAATACTGCTGCCATGTCCACAACGTCATCCCAGGTAATTGTCTTGTTGTCTGCGCCATCAAAACCCTTGCCCGAGGTGTCATCCTGTGAACCGTCATTGTCAAACACAATCGTTGCTGCATCCTTGAAACGACTAAGAGCAATCTGCTCCTTGAGTCTTGCCATCGCACGACCGGCTGCACGAACGTGCATGCCGACAATGTCCCACAGAGAATCAGCGATAACTTCCTCAGTGAAAGCTAGCTTGACACCCTTTTTGGAGACCTTGCCCTCGATCTGCTTAGCAAATGCGAGTGCCTGCTCTGGGTACTCTTGACCTTCTGGTATTTCTGCAGCCTGGATTGCATTAACCGCAGGAAACTCTAGCGAGCGTCCCTTACCTAGGCGCACTGTTGAAAGAAGCGGTGTTACCAACAACTGTGGTTCTGCTGCTTCTTTTAAAGTACGTGAGATAACTTTAGGAAAGAGAATTGCTGCATCTGGCGATGCAAAAGCCTCTTTGATAGTTACCCTGTTACTTTCGTCGATGTGCCCATCCTCGGTTAGTGCTGACTCCCAAGCTGGGAGACCCGAGAGGAGCTCTTGGATTGTCTTACTCATCTTAGGAATATTCCTCCTGTGTTATTTTCTTTGAATTAAAGTGTAAGATTGACGCGGAATGCACCAATCACATTATGAACATCCAGATTGGATCTGATGCCAAGCTTGCCCTTGAAAGTGCCTGCTCTTGTAAGCTCGAACACTGTCTTGAGTGCACCTGGATCTGATGGCAATTGCATGTAGGAAAGCAGACCATCATCGAAGTTGGTTGCAAACTTTTCTACCTCTACTACCTTACCAACCTGGAGGTAAGAATAGGCTGCACTCGACGCATAGAAGTCGCTTGCAGCTGCCAAAACGGGACGGCCCATGTGGTCTGATCTCACGACCGAACCAACTGTTACGTCTGCGTTAACAGCACTCACCATTGGATATTCGACATATCCGTGAGTGATGAAACCTGCACCCTGTGAGGTGCCCTTATCAAATGGACGATACAGATCGTATTGCGCACAGCCAATTGGCACCGAACGTGCACCAACGGTAACTGGCGTATCAACTGAACCACTGCTGTAGCTTGGAGTTGCACCGTTTAGTGGATCCCATCCACTGACCGTGTCACCCCATGTAACTGCTGCACTTGATCCATTTGCTGGAACGACTCTTGAATCGCCATTTGAATCTGCAACCACAGAAAGGATTGTGCCCTTCGTGATTACAATTTCAAAACGATCATCTTCGCTATCCTGGTACCAAGTTGGTAGACTTGGGTGAGGAAGCAGGTAGGCTGCTGGGGCGATACCCTCAGAAACCACGAAACGACCGGCACCTGTCTTGGTGCCTACTTTACGAAACTTTGCTAATGACATATTATTTTCTCCTGTTAGTGTTTGAATTAGAGCTTACGGCGACCCATAAGCGTGTCTACGAAAAGCTGCTCTACGGAATTCTTTTCATCAGCCTTGTCCTCTTTCTTTTCATCATCAAGAGTGATTGCATTTTTCTCACCCTCTACGACTTCTGTTTCAGAGGTAATCTCTGGCATTTCTACCTTTGCATTTTTTTGCTGGGGCATCTTTGCCAAATCTCTTAGGGAATCGGCCAAAGAAGATGCACTGCGATTTCTGTGATCTTCTATTGCTGATTCTCTATTTGATGCTGATTCAAGACCAACCGATATTTTTGCATCCACAACACGATCAACTAGTGTGTTGTGAAGTGCTTTCTTCAGCTTGGCATTCTCCTCTTCGAGCGCCTTTACTCTTTCAAGCAATTCAGATTGCTCGGTCTCAGTAGCTACTTTTTCTTCACTATTGAGTGAGGCCTCTTCTTTTGGCTGCTCTTGAGGCTCAGCCTGAATTTCTTCAGACTTCTCTTTTGGCTCTTCAGCTTTCTCGGAATCAACAACCTCAATCGGTTGTTCATCTGCTTTTTCTGAATTGTCATTTGAGACTTTATTTTCTTCGGTTTCGGAATTTTCTTCTTTGCTTTCCTCAACCTTTGGTTCGACAACTTCTTGCGCTACTTCTGTGCCCCCTGTTTTCATTTCGCTGTTTTCATTAGGAATATCTTTCGTTGTTGCAAGATCTTGCGCCAAAGACTCAACAACTGCAAGCACATTATCCTCTTGCGGATTTTCTTTCATTTTTGGGGACTCCTCTTTATTCTCAATTTCTTTATCAAATAGTAATGAATTGTTTTCGGCCTTATAAGTTTCACTTTCCTGGATGGCCATTGCTGTAAGGAAGGAACCCTTCAGGTGAAGATACAGGGGCTTAGATTCTTTTCTTTTTAGATTTTTTAAAATAGACCTTTGTTCCTCAACTGAATAAATGTCTTCTTCGTCCATATTTAAAATAAATGCCGAACTACGAGCCACCCAATCATCACCTGAATTTTGCACTGGGGTGTCTCCAGAGGAAGATTTTCTGACACCAGACTTGCCATCAGCGGGTTGATTGACAAAAGAATATTCCTTAAAAGAAATGTCTTGCATATCTATAAATGCCAATTTACCCTTGTAAATCTGACCTCTTTTATACTTTGGAAACTTTGGCTTTCCGTCCGATGATTCGGCAGCTAGGTCTTCTCCAGATAT